GAAGAATATTTAAAATTAAGAAAAAAAGGCAGAGACATAACTGATAGAATTTATGATGAACATTTAAGTAAAACACAAGAGTATATAGATGAATTTGAAAAAACAGGTAAACCACGTTATTATCAAATCAAAAATACAGATGAAATTATTGGTTATGAATATGTAGATAAAAATTTACCTGATGTAAAAGCTGTAGAATATAATGGAGAAGAAATGAATGTTTATTTTAAAAATAATTATGGGCAAACAGTAGAAATAGAATATGTAGCTCCAGGTAAAAAAATTAAAGAAGGAGACTTTGCTGTAGCAGATGCTAGGCCAGAACCAGGATCGGGATACGATAGTGCTCCTGATTTTGAACAAGTATATGTTAAAGATATAGACGAAGTTTTAGGTGGATCAGGTGAAGTTGAAAAATATGCAACAAAAGCAAAAACTCGTAGATCTACAAAAGGAGCAGAAGAATTTGAGGATAATGAAATAAGAGCATTAATAGAAATAGATAGATTAAAAGATGAAGGGATTATTGAATGATTAAAAAACTAACAAGAACCATACCACCTTTACGTGGTCCTAACCCACAAGGCTTGAATATACGTTATAATACTGTTACAACAATTAGATCGGAGAAAATAACAAATGGCAGAAATCGACAAGTCGCTACCAAACGTAGTAGATAAACTTACACCCGGAGAACTAGAAGTAGAACAGATTGCACAGTCTGTAGAGGAAACTCCTGCGGGTCCAACCGAAGTTACAGAAAACGAAGATGGTAGTGTTGATATAAATTTTGATCCAACTAAAAATTTATCAGCGGGTGTTGAGTTTGGATCAAATCTTGCTGAAGTAGTTGATGAAGATGTTCTCAACATGCTTGGTTCAGAACTATATCAAGATATTCAGTCTTATAAAGATTCAAGAGCAGATTGGGAAAAAGCCTACACACAAGGTTTAGATTTATTAGGATTTAAGTATGAACAAAGAACAGAACCTTTTCAAGGAGCATCGAGCGCCACGCATCCAGTGCTTGCAGAAGCAGTAACTCAATTTCAAGCATTAGCTTATAAAGAATTGCTTCCCGCGGGCGGGCCCGTGCGAACGCAGGTAATTGGATTAGACACACCAGAAATTCAATCTCAATCAGATCGAGTTGCAGAGTTTATGAATTATCAAATTACAGATGTCATGAAAGAATATGAACCAGAGTTTGATCAGATGTTATTCTATTTACCTTTATCAGGATCAACATTTAAAAAAGTTTATTATGATGAATTATTAGGAAGAGCTGTTTCTAAATTTATTCAAGCTCAAGATATTATTGTACCTTATTCAGCAGCATCTTTAGATGACGCAGATGCAGTAGTGCATGTTATTAGAATGTCTGAAAACGAATTAAGAAAACAACAGGTATCAGGTTTTTATAAAGACATAGAATTAGTTGCATCTGATGAATTAACACAAGATGATAATATTAGATCAAAAGAAAAACAATTAGAAGGTGTGACCATGAGTGGTCAAACTGAAGGTATTTTTACATTATTAGAATGTCATGTTAATTTAGATTTAGAAGGATTTGAAGATATAAATCCTAAAGATGGTGAGCCTACAGGAATTAAACTTCCATACATTGTAACGATTGAAGAAGCATCTAGAGAAGTTTTATCTATTAGACGTAATTACAATGAAGCAGATCCATTAAAAAGAAAAATCAATTATTTTGTACACTTTAAATTTTTACCGGGATTTGGTTTTTATGGTAATGGCTTAATACAAATGATTGGTGGTTTATCTAGAACTGCGACTCAAGCATTAAGACAATTATTAGATGCAGGAACATTATCTAATTTACCAGCAGGATTTAAACAAAGAGGAATTAGAATTAGAGATGATGCACAATCTATTCAACCAGGAGAATTTAGAGATGTAGATGCACCAGGAGGAAACTTAAGAGATGCATTTATGACTTTACCTTATAAAGAACCTTCACAAACTTTATTAGCATTAATGGGAGTTGTAGTTCAAGCAGGTCAACGATTTGCATCTATTGCTGATATGCAAGTAGGAGATGGAAATCAACAAGCAGCAGTGGGCACAACCGTGGCTTTGCTAGAAAGAGGTTCACGTGTGATGTCTGCAGTTCACAAAAGAATATATGCATCTATGAAAGAAGAATTTAAATTACTTGCAAATGTATTTAAATTATATTTACCACCAGAATATCCTTACGATGTAGTAGGTGGACAAAGACAAATTAAACAAGCGGACTTTGATGATAAGGTAGATATTATTCCAGTTGCTGATCCAAATATATTTTCACAAACACAAAGAATTAGTTTAGCACAAACTGAATTACAACTTGCAATGTCTAATCCACAAATACATGACATGTATCAAGTTTATAGAACTATGTATTCTGCATTGGGAATAAAAGACATTGACAGAATTTTATTAAAACCAGAACAACCCACACCAAAGGACCCTGCGTTAGAACATATTGATTCTCTCGCAGGGAAACCATTCCAAGCGTTTCCAGGCCAAGATCATAGAGCTCACATTACTGCTCATTTAAATTTTATGTCAACTAATATGGCAAGAAATGCACCTGTGATTATGGCTTCATTAGAGAAAAATTGTTTTGAACATATATCTTTGATGAGTCAAGAACAAGTTGAAATAGAATTTAGACAAGAAATAGGTCAATTACAACAAATGCAACAAAATCCACAAGCGGCACAGAATCCACAAATGCAAATTCAAGTTAGAATGTTAACGGAAAGAATAGAATCTAGAAAAGCAGTGTTGATTGCTGAAATGATGGAAGAATTTATGAATGAAGAAAAGAAAATCACATCACAATTTGATAATGATCCTATTGCTAAACTTAAATCTAGAGAATTAGATCTTCAAGCACAAGAAAATGATAGAAAAAGACAAGAGAGTAACGAAAGAGTTAACCTTGATAAGATGAAAGCGATGATGAATCAGTCAACAGATAGTCAAAAACTACGACAAAACGAAGATTTAGCTAAATTAAGAGCTAGCACTTCATTAGAAAAGACTATTTTAAGTGCTAAACTTAAAAATAGATTTTCAAATTAACAAAAAAGGAGTATAAAAAACTATGAAAAAGAAAAAAACAAAAATTGGTCAATCAAAAGAAGTAGATCATTCTAAATTTACCGATAAAGATGGATATTTAGTTGGCGGAGTTGAAGTTGAGATGTCAAATCCACAAGAAACTCAAGTTGAAGTAGTTCAAGGTCAAAGAAATATTCTTCCAGAGAAAAAAAGATCAGCAAAGTGGTATTAAACCATGATTCAAATGTTAGGAGCCGTTGCACCACTTGCAAAAATCCTATTTAATACAATTGAAAAAGCTGTTCCAGATAAAGATCTACAAGAAAAATTAAAAGCTCAATTACAAACACAATTATTACAATCTCATACACAAGAATTAACGGCTGCAGCTAAAATTATAGAAGCAGAGGCAAAAGCTGGCTGGTTTGCTAGCTCGTGGAGGCCCCTTTTAATGTACGTATTAATATTTATTTTAGTATGGAATTATGTTATAGGACCCGTTATAAAAGTATTCACAGGAGCTGTGATTTCTTTTGAATTACCCGGCGATGTTTGGACGTTATTGAACGTTGGACTCGGAGGGTATGTTATAGGGCGCAGCGCAGAATCTGTTGCACGCACTATGGCTAATAGACCAACAAATAACAACCATGAAAATGGATAGGAGATAAAATGAGAAATGATTACGGAACAAGACCAAGAGCAAAATTAATGAAAGGTGGAAAAGCAAAAGGTAAAAAAGGTTTTCCAGATTTAACAGGTGATGGTAAAGTTACTTTTAAAGATATTTTAAAAGGTAGAGGTGTCATTAAGAAAAAAGGTGGCATAGTTAAAAAAGGTAAAAAATAATGGGAGACATTTCATTAAGAGGACAAGGTAGAGCACTTTTAAAAAAAGGTGGCACAGCAAAAAAAGGTATTCTTATCATTATAGGAAACAAAGATAAAAAATCTAAGTCAATGAAAAAAGGTGGCATGATTAAAAAAGGCATGCATAAAATGCCAAACGGAAAAATGATGAAAAACTCTGATATGAAAAAAGGAATGAAAAAATAATGGCTAAACTTTGCCCAAGAGGAAAAGCAGCAGCAAAAGCAAAATTTAAAGTGTACCCGAGCGCGTACGCGAACATGTACGCGAGCGCGGTATGTTCTGGTAAAATAGTTCCTGGTGGACGTAAGAAAAAAATGGGTGGTGGTAGTGTTTCTCAAGAGAGAAAAATGGTTTCTAATTATAAACAAGGCGGCGTTGCAAAAGGTTGTGGCGGCGTAATGGAAAATAGAAGAAAAGTTACAAAAAAATATTAATATGGGTTTACGTAAGTGGGTCCAAGATAACTGGGTTGATATAGCAAATAAAAAATCCGATGGATCTTATCCTAAATGCGGAAGAAGTGGTGGAGAAACAAGAAAGAATTATCCAAAATGTGTACCCATTGCAAAAGCTAGAGCTATGAGTAAAGGTCAAAGAGCATCCGCTGTTAAAAGAAAACAACAAGCAGGTAATACTGGACCTAAACCAGCTAATGTTCCAACAATCTTAAAAAGAAAAAGTATGGTTGCTGGAGGATTAGTATAATGCCAAGAGGCACTTGTTGGAGAGGCTACGAGCAAAAAGGATTTAAGAAAAAAGGTAATAAGTCAGTTCCTAATTGTGTAAGAGCAGGTAAAGCAAAAGGTGGTACAGCTAGAATACCTAGAAAAAAAGGCCAACCTGCCGGATCAAAAAAACATTCTGATTTATATACGGATGAAAATCCAAAAGGAACTATTCAAGGTTTAAAATTTGCAACAGAATCAGATGCTAGAAGAAGTGTATCTAGAATAAGAAATAGTGGTAAGACCCATGCACATAAAATACAAGCAGCTATAGCTATGGAACAAAGAGCTAGAGTTATGGGTAAATCTTCTTCTGCAGGTATCTATCGTAAATTTATAGATTCAACTAAAAGGAGTTCTTAATGGGTGATATTTCATTAAGAGGAAAAGGTAGAGCAGCAGATAATATGCCTGCCAAAAATAAAAAGAACTTTAGACCTACAAAGTCTGGAGCAGGTATGACACGAGCTGGTGTTATGGCTTATAGAAGAATGAATCCCGGCTCAAAACTATCAACTGCGGTTACTGGTAAAGTTAAACCAGGATCTAGGTCTGCTAAAAGGAGAAAATCATACTGTGCAAGATCTGCCGGTCAAATGAAGATGTTTCCTAAAGCAGCAAAAGATCCTAATTCAAGACTTCGCCAAGCTCGTAGAAGATGGAAATGCTAACATAAACAACAAGGAGAAAGACTATGGACGGAGTAACATTTGTAACTAAACTGCAAAAATTTATCAAAGATGCATACCAAAACATTGGTGATGCTATGATATCTGGAACAGTTGACAGTATGGAAAAATACAAGTATATGCAAGGACAGGCTAACGCCTATCAAGCAATAATTCAGGAAATCTCTAACCTGCTAAATAAGAAGGAGCAAAATGATGAAAAAGGAAACGTTATCGACCTCGGACAAGGAAATACCAAAAATAAACCTAGGTCTTGAAAATAAGTATAAAGAAATTGATTCAAAAGAACCATTAAATCCAGACAACATAAAACCTGTCATTGATGAATTACCCACACCATCTGGTTGGAGATTATTAGTATTACCATTTACACCTAAAGATAAAACTAAAGGTGGAATTATATTTTCACAAGAATCTTTAGATAGATTACGAATCGCAACTAATTGCGGTTA